GAAATCTCGTAGATTTCAGCGACCGTGCCGCCGGAAGAATATGCCGTGTAGCCCGAAGTGTTCACGCCCGACAGCTCGAACGTGTTAGCGCCCGTGTTGACGTTGGCGACGGTGAAGCGGCGGTTGTTGACCTCGACCATGCCGACGACGCCCGACACGAAGACGACGTCGCCGTTCGCGTAGGTGTCCGAACCGGAATACGTGAGGACGCCGGGGTTGGCCCGCGTGATGTCGGTGATGTTCTGTGCGGTGAGGGTTATCTGGCCCTCGTCCTTGTAGAACCGGAGATACTGGTCGCCGAACTCCAGGATGTACGCCTGCGTGGTCGAGAACTCGAATCGCACGAGCGCCGATCGCTTCGACGAGTCCTTTACCTCGGCGGCGTACTTCGTCCCCGGCCGGCGCATGACCGGGCCCTGCACAAGCGGGATGAAGTTCTCGCAGAGCTTGAGGGACTTCGGGTACTTCTCGAAGTCGACCCGTCCGCCCAGGAGCGGGGAATACTCACCCGCGTTGAGGGACGAGATGATGGGCGAAAAGAGCGGCATCAGGCCCGCGCCCGTTCCCAATCATCCGTGACGCGGTCCTCCGACATGCGCTCGATGGCGTTCGTGCGCCGAGCCTCCGACAAAGCGAATTGGTACTCCTTCATGGCGCGGTCGCGCTTCTCCGACGAACTCGTCAGCTTCTCGGCCAGCTCCATCGCCAACTTGCAGGCAAACGCCTCGATGAACGCCTCGTCGAAGACGTTCGGATCCTCCACGTCCCGCAGGTAGATGATTTCCAGCGGGCCGCCTTCGTCCGACAGAATCGACTGACCTTCGATCTTCCAGTCCACGTCGGCCTTGTTGAGAACGCGCAGGCAGTCCGCGGGCAGCGTGAACGCATACCCGAAACCGAACTCGGGCTCGTCGGCCTCTGCCGCCAAGGACGCCCGCGTCTTCGCGAAGTTCCACGGGTGCTTGCGTATCTCGGCCCGGCGGACGCCGGCATAGATGGCGTTCACGGCGCGAGCCGCCGGCGAGTCCTGCGTCAAGGACACGACCGTCGTGCTACCGAGCTTGCCCAACGCCCGGTTTGCGATTGCGACGTCAGACGTTGCCATGCGTCACCTCACTCCGATACGGCGCAGAATAACGATGCGATTCGACGTCGACGCATCCGGCGTAGAGCCGTCATCCGCCGGCGCAAAGTAGGTCGGCGCAAAGAACGAAGCTGCGAAGAAGCCTTTAGGAAACATCTTTGGTCACGCTCGTTCGGTTGCCGTTGGAATCCACCGCAGCCACGATCCGGTCTTTCGTGTCGTCCACATCCCGGAACGTGATAGTCGACGTACCTGCCCCGGAAACCTTGCCCGCTAGTGCGGCGAGCATGATCTTGAACGCTTGGCCGATAGTCAGCGTGCCGTCCGCCGTCGTGCCGAGCAATTCCTGTGCGATGTCGAAGGCCGAAGGCCGCGAGCCAGCGTCGATGGTGACGGCAACGACTTCGCGGTTGTGGACAGTCGGCGTCAGCGTTCCCTCGCCGGTCACGGTCACGACGACGTTGACGCCTTCGTTGACCTCGGCCGTGAACGAGCCTTCGCCAGTGATCGTCGCTTCGACATTCTCGCGGTTCTGCGCTGTCGGCGTCAGGGTGCCTTCGCCGTAGATGACGCAGGCCACCGTCGCCACTTCATCGAGCGGCATGTCGATGGCGTTGATGTTGTTGAAGCCCTCTGGATAAGACGAGCCGGTGCCGAACGTCCGCATGTAGGAATGCTTCACGTTCTTCCGGTGGATGCCGGCATGCGCCATAGAAACCGCACCGACATGGTTCCCCATGCGGCACGCCATCTGCGACCCGATGCGGTTGCTAACCCCGACGTAGATCAAGGCGCTCTCCCTGCTCGTAGCGGGCGCTCGCGTTCCACGCCGCAATGGCAAGCGACATGGGGTCCGGGTTCTCGGCTATGAGAAGCTCGAACAGCAGAACCAATTCTTCTGGGATCGCCTCTGGGTTGAGCGAAGGCATCAGCCCCACCCGGTGAAGATTTGCCCTTGGATCGTCTGCGCTGCCGTGGTTGCCGCGCCGACCATCGTAATGAGGCCGAGGCAGCTATCGTCATAGATGCGGGGCAGGCCCATTTGATAGAAGTCGACCAGCGTCAGGCCACCCTGAATACCGATCGGCAGATAGCAGATCGGGCGGTGCAGCATGAGGCACGCAACACCCGACGTGATGTTGGTCGTGATCGTGTAGCTCGACACACGCTGCACGCCGGTATCGCCCGCCGCCAGCGGCATGAACAAACCACCGTTGTTGCCGGTCGTCGCTTGGCCCGAAGCAAGGAAGCAGCCGGTCGGATGCGCCGCCACGACGGAACTGAGCGACGTCCCCTGAATGCCGGCTGTGTTGGTCGAGTTGCCAGCCTGGTCCAGGTAGGTAAAATTAAGGGTGCCCGCTACGGTACCGGCAGTGGTGAGAAGTGCCGAAAGCTGGACCCCAACAGCGCTGGTCATACGGGTATCGCCCGTACCCGTCCATGTCGGATGGTTGGAAAGTGTCGTCGGCGTTGTGACAACAACGCAGGACGGGTAGATATGGATGATGTCGGTCAGGAGCACAGAGGCCGGGGCGACAAGCGCCGAGGATGTCATCGCATAGCCGGACAAAGCGTGGCGCGTGTCGGTCGACACGTCCGCACCCAGCGGGAGAGCGCCCGCCGTCGAGCGGTTCATCACAATGCCGGTGCCAGCGGTGCCGGTCAGCGTCATCGCACCGCCCGTACCACCCGACGTGAACGCACCGTGCCAGCGACCCGCAGCCGTCGTGGCGCCCGTATCGATGGTCCGGTTGAAGTCGATGGGCGCACGCTTGGCGTTCGTCGTCGTCTCAAGCATGAAATCGGCGTGGCTGGAAAATCCGGTCATGTTACTGCTCCAGCCAGACGAGGTTGCCGATCAGGATCGTCGGGTTGCTGTTCGTGTTGATCGTCACGCCGCCGCCAGCAATCGTGCCGCTGGCAATGCAGGTGCCAGCCCCCGATGCCGCTGCGCTGATCCCGAGATGGGTTGCCGCGATGGGGAACGAGCCTGCCGTCGCCACGCCGAACAAGACCTGCACGTTGTTGGCCGTGCCGCCACCAGACGCGATGTCGAACTCGCCCGACGCGTTGCGGGCAATCGGCTGGCGGGCATAGCCGGTATAGGATATCTCGTCGTCCGTGATGTCGGAGCCGAGTGCGATCGCGGAAGCATGCAGCGACAAATAGAGCGTCGTCGCACCGTTCCAGGACGGCGCTACACCGCGAGCCATGTAGTTGATGATGTCGTTGGCAGACTGCGTTGTCTTGGATGCCACGGATCAGCCCCCGATGCTGGCGCGAATTGCCGCGAGTCCTTTGGCGATGGTGTCGCGCTCGGCCGTTAGCGTCTTGATTTCAGCGGCCAGGGCGTCGCGCGTCTCGCGCTGCTCGGCCACCTTCGCTTCCGCGTTCGCGACCTTGGCGCTCGCAGCGGCTTCCGCTTCGGCAATCTCGGATGCGGTCGCAGCCTTCAACGCACGAACCTGTTCGCGCGCGTTCGCCGCGATACCCTCGGCTTCGGCGTTCGCTGTTGCGATGATCTTAACGCTTTCGGCACGCGCGGCCTCGACGGCAACGTTCGCCGCGTCCAGTTCGCCGCGCACAACCGGCAGCTTGGCCTCGGCCTCGCGGCGGGCGTTGTCGATCGACCCGACCTTCTCCAAGGCCTCGGCCACAACGTCGATGGCCTTCAAGCCCCGAAGCAGCTTGCGGACCTCGTCGGCCGCCTGCGTGAAACTCATGTCGGTCATCGGGCGCTCCTGCGGCAGCACATTTGGACCGCCAGGCTCGTCGTGCCGTCGCCGGCCGTGACGTTGGGGCGGATGTATCGCGGGGCTTCGAGAACGATTTCCATCGCCGCCGCAGTCTTGGAAATGGCGTTTGCCTGCGGATCCGTCAGCGAAAACCAGTTCGAGCCATCATTCGATCCCTGCAGGACGATGGTGCCGCCGGTCCCGAAGGTGCCCGTGACAGTCACCGTCTTGTCAGCGAAGTCGACCAGTTCGACCGCGGCGCCCGTGTCGCCGTTGAGCAACCCGGTCCAGCCGATGATGCACGCCGGCATCCCGGTCTTGAGGTCTTCGCGTGTTGCGCTTAGTTCGGCCAAGGTCGGTACTCCTTACGCGATCGGGCTGGTTTCCACCGTCTCGAGGTACGCCACGATGGCGCGCAGCCCGAGAAGAACGTCGATCTTGTTCGTGTAGATCGTGTCGCTGACGCGAAGCTCGATGGCCTCGCTCGACGTGCTCGACCCTTCCGTTACCTGGCTGGGGAAGTGCTCGCCCTTGACGACACTGTAAAAGCGATCGGCCATGTTTCAGTTCTCCGAAGGAAAGAGAGGGTGGAGCCGAAGCCCCACCCCCGTTTCGTCAGATGACGTAGTCGATTTCGAGCAAGACCGATCCGGCCGCATCGGCCGCACCGGTCAGCGTCGCGACGACGTCGTAGTCGCGGGCAGAGTCGGCCGAAAGGCCGAGCAATTCCCACACGGTCTTTTCACCGTTCGCCGGCGTGGCGACCGCGGTGTTCTCGTTGACGATTTCCGACTTCGACAGGGCGCCATCCTTGAGGGACAGGGCCGAGGCGAAGAAGTCGACGTCAGCGACGGCACCGCCGTTCGCCGTGGTCTGGTAGAGGCCGATGTCCGCTGCGGTCGTGGTGCCGATGTCGGGCGACGAGACGCGAACCGAGATGGGAATCGCGTTCGACGGGATGGAGAAGAAGATGAGCTTCGACGTGGCAGAGTCACCGTTCGCGATCGCGACCACCGCCCGGGCGTGCTTGACGTCGGCCCGCGTGAGGCGGGCGTTGTTAAGCACGACAGGAGTGGCGTCGCGATTGGTGATCTGCGTCGACTTCGTGGTTACGACAGCCATAGTCTATTCCTTTCAGGTCTGACCGCTATTACGAGCGGTAGGATTCGATGGCGTACACGCGATTTTCCTCGAGGCGCGTCGCCCCGACGGTCATCTTCGTGTAGAGCTGCCACGGCTCGCCCTGCAGGTCGTTACGCTGCGAGACGTTCGCGGTGAAGTCGTTCCACATGCCGAGGTACATGCCCGAGGGCACCCACACCGGAATGGTGACTTCGTTCGTGCCGGCGCAGACCGTCTCGACGAGTTCGCAATGGACGAAGCGGAAGCCCATGAACTCCGAGATGCGACCGTTCTGCAGGACCGGAGCGCCGCCGTTGAAGTCACGCGACACGACCTGGATTTCGCCCAGAAGCGCGTCGTGGTCGGCGGCGGTGATCGGCAGGATGGGCGTTTCCATGTCGAGGTCGACGTGGTTCGCCATCATCAGGCGACGGCACTCACGCAGCTTCGCCACGTTGAGCTTCGAGTTGGCGCCGCCAACGGCGACGTCGACTTCGTTGCCCGACGTGAACGTCGTGCTCGTGCCGCCGGCTTCGCCGGTCTTGGCCGTGCCGAGGGCCGCAGTCAGGATGATCGTGTCCATCTTGCGGCCAGCCGCCATCGCGGCGTTCTGCGAGTACTTCGACTTCGGATCCGTGATGAGACGGAGCTCGTCGAACGAGTCGAGAAGCTGCGGGAGGTCGAAGTCCGAGGGGTAGACCCAGCGGCGATCGGTCGGGGCGTCAACGCGGCCCATCGGCGAGAAGCGCGACGTGACCGCCTGCATCTCGACCTTGCCGATCTGGTCGACGGGCGAAGCCGCCTTGCCGACATGGGAACCGGACGACACGAGGCCGCGCAGCTTCGAGCCCTTCTGCTGGAGAAGGAAATCGAGGTTCGTGCTGTACTGCTGCACGTAGTGGGTGGGGATGTTCACAGACATGAGGATGGTCCTCTCTTTGGGGTGAAACGCTTCGAACTGATCGAAGGGCTTGTCCGTGAGGGGCCGTCTTCATGCCCATGACCGAGGGCGCGGTGGCTGTCTTCCCAGCCTGCCCAAAGGGTCCGCTACGACAGCGGATTGTCCTTCTTGGTTCCCCTCCCCGGGGTTGCCGAACGGGAGGGTGTCGTGCTGCCGTTGACGTACTTGGCGAACACCTCGGCGCGTTCGACCACTCGTTCCGGGTCGAGGTCGTGCCGATGTGCCAGTCGCAGGCAATCGAGCCGGATACTTTCCGGCGTCGTTGCGATAATCACATCGGGGTTTGCCATTGTCAACCCCCTGCCGGGTAAGCCCACTTGTGAAGCTGTTCCATTTTCTGCTTCGCATCGAAGTCGCCCGCGATGTATTTGCGGACGAACTCGGGGTCGGCTTTGAGTTCTCGAATCTGCGCCTGCGCCGACGCGGGCGTCATCGGGCCGCCGGGCGACGAGCCGTCGCCGTTGATCGCGCGGGCCTCGCCCACCTTCTCGCCCAGCCCGGCCATGAACTTCATCACGCCGGCGTAGCCCATCGCGTCTTCGAGCTTCGTGATCGTGGCCTCGTCGAAGCCGAACGCCGCAACCGCCTGCTTGGCCGTCGCGATCTTGGCGTCGTGGGCGGCACCCCACTCCTTGCCGAGGGCTTCCTTGTCGGCCGTGATCGCCGCGGCCTTGGCCGCAGCCGCCGCTTCCGTCTTGCCCTGCACCAGCCCGCCCCACTTCTCCATGACGAGAGCCGCCTGGCGATCGGTCAGGCCCGCCTCGTGGAACGTGGTCTGCGCCCACTTGCCGAAATCCTTGTCGGCACCTTCGGGCAGCTTGTAACCGTCGGGCGCCTTCGGGCGTCCGAGCTTGTCGTAGAACTGACCGACCTCGTTCGGATCGTCCCACTTCTGCGGCACGACCACGGTGCGTCCGGCGCGATCGTGACCGATCAGCTTCTCGAGGTTGCGGTGCGATTCGACCGCCGTGGCGACGTCCTTGAAACCCTTGTTCTGGACCCAGCCCTTCAGGTCGTTGTCGGGGATGCTGTCGAACCAGGCTCCACCGCCGGCAGGCGGCGGGGCATCACCTTGTCCACCAGCGGGGGGCGGCGGGGGTGTATCGACCATGTTGACTTATCCTTTCGAAGTTGCGATTATCTCAACGCTCCGTTGACCCCCGTCACTGAGCTTCGTTCCTCCCCAACTTGGGGGCCGGCTTAACCGTCGGCCCCCTTTTTTTCGATCAACTGCTGAATCTCGCGGTCGGTGAGGTTCAAGTACTTGTTGATCCGCAGCCACACTTCGCGCCGGCCTTCCAGCAGCGCATGTGCCCGCTCATCGGTGTGGAACGTCGTCTCCCGCGCCCTGCAGAACTCTGCGAGGTCCGCAAGCACGCGCTCGGGGACGGGACCGTTGAACGTCGTCAGATAGTCGCTACGGCGCGACCGGAAAATGTTGACGAGCTTTTCGCGGACTTCGGCGATCATGCGGGCTCGTTGACCCCGCTCGAATTCCGCAAAACGGCTTTCGCTTTGTCGGGCTGACCGACCAGCGCGCATTTGTACGAGCAATACGCTGGCGAGTTACCCGGCGTTCGCGCATGGACGACGCGCCCACATTGCCCGCCGCATCGCTCGACCGATCGACCCGTTTTGATGCTCAAGACTTTCGTCAAGCAGCGGCCCCGGCAGGCTTCAACGCCTTGACCATCGCCGCCGCACCCGGCGCAGCCTGCGTCAACGCCGCCACCTGTGCGGCCTGATCGCGCTTGTCGCGCAGCGCCTTCACGGCGGCGGGCGTCGAAATCCACGTCGGCTTCACGCCCTGGATGTCGGCCAGTTCGGGGATAGCGTTGTCGAAGTCGAACCAATCCAGCGGCCGGGGATCCTGCGTGGCGTTGGCATACGTACCCGCCATCTCGACAAGACGCATCAGACCCGTCGCCTCCTCGTAGCGCAGCGTGCGCGCCAGCGGCGACTCGTAGACGATTTCGTACTCGCCGCCGGCCTCGGCAAGCAACGCCGGCATCGGGGGCAGAAGGCCCTGGTGACTCAGCACGTCAAGTTCACGCTCGACCGTCGGGCCAATGAACTCGGACTGCTGGCGCGACATCGACGGGCCGAGGAGAATGCCCTTCTCCCGTGCGCGTTCCAGCACTTCGGTTGCCGTCATCGTCGGCGATTCGATAAGGATCTGGAACAGCGTGACGAGGAAGGCGTCGTTGACCGGCCCCCGCTCCTGCTCCATCAGCTTTTCGAGGTTCTGCAACTGGCCGGCCGGCATGTCCAGCGGCGCCACGAGCTTGCGCCCCTGCGAGTCGATGCCGCCGAAATTGATCGCGCCCGGCTTGAGCGACAGCGTGTCGATGACGCCATCGTCATGTGCAAGCAGGACCGGGTCCACGAGCCGATGGCCCATCTTGAGCATGGTCCGCTTCTGCTCGTTCAAGACCTTGATGTTCGGCAGGACCATCATCGCAGGCGAGCGGCCATACGTCTCGCCCGGCGCCTGCACGTACCGGCCTGTCGGATAAGGCCACGACGTGTAGCCGCCTTCTTCGACGACGACCTTGCCTTCGATCGAAACGTACTCGGACGACCACGGCATCCCGCGGTAGTCGAGACGGCCATACTCGACTTCGCCGCGGGGC